TCATTATCAGGTCTAGTTTCTTTATGAATTTTTTGCTGTGCTAAATCCAGCTTGTTTAGTATCTCTGCACCTTTACCAAGTATGTTAACCATCGTTAGCTCCTAATTCTTTTAAAGCTTGTGTTTGAATTTTTTGAGCATCATCGTATTCTTTAAACAAAGGCAGATCTTTAAGATTAACACCACTAAAGTAATTCTTATCATATACAAATAAAATTAAATCAGGCTCACCTTTGTTATACTTAGCAAATGTTTCTTTACTCCATCCTTCAGGAGCATAGGCATCATTCCATTTAACTCTAGCAACCGGCTTCATTCCTACTGTTTCATAAATGTCCGGTAACATCGTATCAAAGGCATCCAGCTTTTTACCACCTTGCTCGATAGCTAATTGTAATGTTGCATATATTGTTCCTTTTGGAGCTTCTATAGGATTAAATACACCAACAATATCTCCATCAGGCTTTATGGCAAAACCACCACCATGTTCACTTCTAAATAATTTTGAATCTAAAAGGTCATTAGGTTTTTGAATTGTTACTTGTAAACCATATTTGTGTTTAGACATAGCTTTAGCCATATCTGAACTAAAAGTATCAGAAGATTTTTTAGCATCAACTTGTTTTATTATTGGAATGTTTAAGCCAGCTTCATTATAAGAAGCTAAAACTTTAGGATCAGGAGTGTGCGTTAAGCTCCCAGTTCCTTCATCATTTCTTCGGCTTCCTCTTGAGTAAGGTCCGGATGACGTTCCATTGCCTTCTGCATTATTGATTGCCTGAACCCGGTTGTCTGTGACAGTTTGCTTGCTTGAACTTCGCTGTCCTCCTGAAAGGGTAGTTGCACCTTGCTCAGACCCGTCAATGCTTCCCTTAATGTTTGGGCTTGCGTTTGATAATCGTCTTGCTGTTTCATCGAGTTTTTCTCTGTCAATTCCTTTTCGCTCATACCAGGGTATCTCCTTATTTTCAGTTACTTTAAACCCTTTTGGAATTATACCATTCTTTGCATTTTTAATAAAGCCTTCAAATTCTTTTTGACGAGATGGTGTCATAAACACAGTTGAGCCATCAGATAATGGGTATTCGTAAAATGTACCTTCTTTTGTTTTTATGTATTTTGCACCTGATGAAAATGTTCCAGGCTTTCCTTCTGTAACTGATAATCCAAGGTATTGTTGATCTGCTACACCTTTAAGAGTGGAATGCGAAACAACTTGCTCACCTTCAATAACCCAGTTTTCCCAATGCCATCTTCCCAAAGTTGCATCTTGAGGTCTGCCTACAATATCATACGTTTCTTTAATATTGTTTCTCAATCCATCTTCTAAGGCTTCTGTAGTCAGCAAACCTCTTGGACCTCTCATAATACCAATCAAACCCTCTTTTGCCGTTGTACCATCTTTTTTAATACCATCATATATATTTTCACCTTTAAATGTACCATCATCCCACAAGTGTCTGCCTTGTATTCTATCCATCACTAAAACGTCATCACGACCAGCAACAAGCAGAATAAAACTAACAACTTTGTTGTCTATGCCAGCACCTTCAGTTAAATTTAAAAACTCTCTTCTTATTTGTTTAGCTGGTACATTTGGGTCTTTCATCATGTCATGCAATGTTTGTAAAACTGTTTTATTTGAGCCTGGCACCTTTTTGCCTAATTCAAATAACATCTGTCCGGTTGCGTTAACATTTTGTGTTACTTGCTTACCTGGTGATCCATCAGGCAATAATTTATTTATAGTTTTTTCCCAGGTTGCCTGATCTTGTTTTGTAAAGTTTCCATTTACAGCTTTGTCTATTAATGGTCTTGCACCTTCTATAATATCAATAAATGCACTTTCTTGTTGTACTGGTCCAGCACCTCTTGAAAGAATGCCCCATATAAATAAATCAGCAGTAATTTTAGGATTTACGTTTTCTGCTTTATACATTGTTCTAATTTTATCAACGTATCCAAATCCTTCATCAACTCCAGCTTTCATTTCAGGTGTTAGTTTTTTGAGCTTCTCAGCCATAAGCTTTGGATTGTTGGCATATTTAATTGCTTGTAATGGTGGAACTGGCAAAAATTCACCACCCATTGTTTCGTTTTCAAACTTTAACCAATTTTCATTTGTCTTCAATGCATCAGGATTATTAGTCAAAGCTGTATCCATATTATTAAAGTTTGATTTTTTATTGGATGTTATAAAAGTTTGTGTAACTGGTGTTATTACATTTGCTTCATTATTATTTTTAACTAGTAAAGATGAGGGCATTTTATTCCCCCTTGTTCCTTCAGGTGCAAATTCTAATTTTGGAGCTAATTCTTTTTCTGCAAATATTTTTTGAAACTGAGATTTTACACCACTTTTTAAGCTTTTAAGCATAGGGCTGTTCTTTGCATACTTTAACAACAATCCTAAACCTTCAGCTATGCCTTCACCGACAACACCGCCTTCTGTAAACAATAGGGGAGCTTTCTGTAATTTCTGCAACAAGTAGGGAAGATCTTCATTAGCTTCTAGTGTTTCTAGTACAGCTTTACCAGCTTCAGTATCTCCTGATATCATGGTGATAGCTGTTTCCAATAATCCTTTATCTTTAGCCGGAATGACTAGGGCTTCAGTTGTTCCATAACCAAGAACATTTGTAAGAAAACGACTGCCTAAGTTTGCTCCTTGTAAAGATTTTGTAGCCATAGCACCAGGAAGAATAATCTGCGTTCCAACTTCACCAACTATGGCTCCTACCTCTTGAGCCGTTCCATCAGGTTTTATAGCTTCATTAATAGATTTATTAGCCGATGCCAATCCTGGAATATTATCATTCATCCAAGGAATAGCCATTTGCGAATACCATTGATTAGTAAACGTATCAATTATTTCTGTGCCAGCTTTAGATCCACCCATTGGCAAACCTTTAACAACACCAGTTGTGAAATCTCCTACAGTTTCAACAACGTCACTTGCTGTATTAACAATGTCTTCAAATACTGTTGTAGGAAAGTTTATATTAGATTGTTTCCCATCCCAAGTTTGCTCAAACTCTTCACCACTAGATCTAATGTTATTAGATAATAGGATCTGATTATATACGTCTATTTCATTCTCTGCCATTATGGTAACCTAGTGTTTGCAATAATAGTGTTAAGTGATTGTATTCCAGCACCAATCATAGATTCATTTCTATAATCACCGGCTCGTAACTTTTTTTCAGATTGAATAGCAATTAACAAAGTCTTAACTCTAGTAAATTCAGCCCTTGTATAAACTTTCTGTATTCCTTTATTTGGATAAATTCTAGCAAACGTATCCACAGTACTTTTGGCTGATACTAACTGATTATCATATATTTTAATTTGTACTGCTTCGCCTTCAAGTTGTAGAGTAGATCTAGCAACAGCTTTTGCATCAAAATCTTTTTTGCTTACTTGAGCTTTATCTAATGCATCTCTAACTTTACCTTTTATTCGTATATAAATTTGTTTGTTTTTAAAATTTTCATCTTGCTCACCTAAAATTATAGCTTCAGGGTCATATTCTAATTCACTAGCTATAATTTGCATTGCACCTTTAAATTCGTCTTCTTCATTTGCTTCAACCTTTATAGAAAGAGCAGTAAAATCTTTAGAAGATAAAGAGTTAATATGTTTAGCCAACTCACCAAACCCAAGACTATCATTAGCAATTAATTCTAATAAATCTTTCTTAACCTCTGAATCACTAACAGTTCGTAACCCACCGGATTCAATCAATTTAATTGAATACTCTTTGGCTTTATCAGGATCTAATGCTTCTAGTTTTCTTATTTCAGTTTCTATTACATTTTTTGTATCACCAAAGGCTAATTTTTTAGTTATGCTGACTTCTAGACTAGCAATTGTAGCTTCTGATTTTTCGTCATTTTTTTCTTGTAATGAGTTTTCAAAATTCATCTGAGAGGTTTTTTCGGTTCTTATTGCTTTAGCGACATTCAATCGTTCTTCATCAGTCATACCATTTAAAATACTATCTATTTTAACATTGCCCGTTTTCTGATTGGTTTGTATTTTTGTAGCTATTGAAGCAGACGTTTCTGTTTCTAATGCTGTGCTAACAATAACATTGGTTCTGGATTCTAACCATTTAGCATCCCAATCTTTCATAGAGGATTCAATCATAGTCCTGGTGTATTTAGATTTAGTTGCTTTATGAATGTAGTCACGTTTTTTAGTAATTGAAAAACCAGGTTGTTTTTGTAATTCAACTAAGTTAACAGCCTTACTATTTAATCTTTTTCCATTTTGATATAATCCAGCCCCATATATTTTAGATGTCAATGCATCCTCATTACCTTCAAAATTTAATAAAGCATCTAATTCTATAGTCATATTATTAAGATCAAGGTTAAGGGATAAAGCACCTCTAGTCTGAATAAGATCTATCTGTCTTTTTGCATAGACTTTAGAATAAGCATTATAATGAGCCGAAGAAGTAACACCTAATTCTGCATATAATTTCCTACCAAGTATAGGGGAGGCTTCTTGAGCCAATGTTACATACTCATTAGTTATAGCTCTTAAATCTGCACTTACGTCAGTTAGATCAGTATCTCTTGTAGAAGCTTGAGTAATTATATTTGACATGTGCCTTTTAGCAGATAAAGCAAGATCAGATCCTAAACTTTCAAGAGCAACTTTTTTAGCCGATTTGCCAAAAATTGTATCATCATCAAACTTTTCAGTTACATCAGTACCAAGTAAAGCACTTTCCTTAATTTGACCTACTGTTATAGGGTTCTCAGCACCATACTCAGCACCTTCTATTACCGCTTGCTCACCAGCCTTTTTAAAGAAATAACTAGACATATCATTTAAGGCACTAGTAAGCATCTGTGACGTTCTTTGAGCTTCACGCATACCAATGCCGGAAGGACCTCGATAGCCACTTGTACCGACTTGACGTTGTATACCTAAATATCTAGAACGAGGTGCCATTATCTAACATTCCCATATCTTGCAGTTTGATAACCAGGAGAACCAGGACTTGAATTAGAAATGGGAGTAGTACCAGTTCCACCGGCTGGAGCAGATCCTATAGAATTATAACTAACCATAGCACTACCCATAGTTGTTAATGCTCCAATATATCCAGCTTTTTTAGCTTGCCTTCCAGCAAACCTTTCATCTTGAGCTTGGGCATTAGCCGAGCTAATAGCTAAAAACTCATTATCTTTAGATGTAATAAAATCATTTAATCCTGGATTAAGTATTCCAAAAGTTCCTATATCTTGAGGAGTTCCAAGAGTAGGCTCTAAGCCACCAGCCGAAGCGACTGCATTGACAGTTGATAAAGCTTTATATGTAGCTTTTAAAACCTGAACTCCTTGTTCTTTAGCTTTAGTTGCTTCAACTCTTCCAGCTAATGTTGTATGTTTAGCCTTATTATACATAGCCTTTTTAGTTGCTTCACCTTGCTTAATTTGTGCGTAAGCACTTACCCCAGCTAAAACTAACCCAGCGACTGCCATAGTCATATTATTGCCCCGTAGAAAGTTTGTACTCTACAGCTAAAACAGTAGCAAAGAGAGGTTGTGTCATAGTGAATGTTAATTGTGCTGTATCACTATAACCTAATAAAGGAGCTAATCTTTTTCTCCCGGTGAAAGATATTGGAGCAGAACCCAAAGTATATGGCAAAGATTTCAAGGGGAGTTCAAAACCATTTACTGCCAGGTTTTGGGTTCTATCTACTAAAGTGGTGGCTTCTAAAATTCTACGTTTTCGACTAACCACAACACCTGAACTTAACTTAGGTTCTGCCGGCAATGTCTTTACTTCTACAGCATAAGACAAACCAACCTCAACGTATGCTGAAGGCACAGCATCTATAGTAATAGCCCCGGATGAAACAGTCTTATCAGTTAAAACAAAATCATCTCTAATAACGTCTACAGTTTTACCTTCTAAATGAGCTAAGTTAGAGCAAGTTGTATTAGAAGGTTTTGCCCGATCAGGTAAAGTTGCGTTTGCAAAATATTGAATATTACTATCAGTTGTCCTTTGATCGTCAAACATCTCAACATAGTATTTTGTAGCACTACCAATAGTTCTTTTAACTATAGTATAAATATCAGGACCATCAACAGACACATCCAGGAAAGATCCGTCTGTTATAAATTCAGCCGGGGCAACTACATTTTGAGATCTAAGAATAGAAAAGACAGCCATTGAGCCATCGTCATCGTTAGGTATTAAAAGAAGATCTCCATCATCAGTAGACGTTGCAACTCGTAAAGCCATAGATCTAGGTGTTTTTAATAAATGACTAGCTAAAAGGCTCATATTGTTAGACTGATAGTTTAAATCAACATCACTAAATAAATACTCTCTAATAGCTTTACCTTCTCTTTGAATAAACAAAGTTCCACCTTCAGCCATTACTGGTCTTATTCCTTCTTTTGATCCTCTACGAGTAGCATTTTTAATAACTATATTAGAAGGAGTGATAGGATCTAAATCCGCTTGAGGAACAAAGAACTCAGCATCATTAGTAAAGATTTGTAAATCTCTACCGGACCTCATTGCATTAATAGCATTGACTGAATCTGTGTTCATCGTAACTAATATGGCATCATCGTCTAAAGCTTCAGCACTTTTAAAATTAAAAAAATCAACCACCTTAGATCCAAAGAGAGTGTTTGGCATTGCCTTGCTCCCCCCAAAATAAAGTCTTCCCTCATGGAAAGTACAAGTGCGGGGATATCCACGGGCATCAGACCAGGCATCTTCATACCCCGTTTCTAATTCCCATGCACCATTAGCTATAGCCTGGTCTTTTTTAAAGAAGGGCAACTCAGTTATAACCTTAACAACAGTCGCTGATTCTCTTTCTATAATTCTAGCCCTACCAAATCCACTTAATACATTTATATATTGATCAACATGATTAGTAGTAAAGACAGAAGCTGAAGCCGTAATTGTTACAGTTCCATCTATGGCATCAGGTGTTATTGTACCGGATGGGTTACTAGTCGCTAAAGTAAAAGCAACTTTAGGATCAGTTAAAGATAATGTAGAAAATGTCCAAGTCGTATTATTGGCACCTCTAACAATAGATTTAGGTGACATATCTTCATGGACTAAAATTAATGTATCGGCATTCTGAGTGAAATACATCCGATCTAAATCTATATCACCTAATGCACACACTAAGTAATCAGCACCTGATCCATTAATATTTAATAATTGTACACCATTGGCAAAAAAGAAAACCCTGGTGTTTGTTGTATCTTTTTTAACAAAGACAAGCATGAAAGCTTGTGTCGTACTAAATTCAAATGGCACCAACCTTATGCCGTCTAAGGTAGTAAATGAACCTAAATGAGAAGTTATATCTGCCATAAATCTTAGACCAGGTCTTCTCTCAAAACCACCTTGAGGAAGTATAACTACGTTCTGAGCTTTACTTAAAGCTGAAGCATATTGCTGAATATCAATTCTTCCTACTAAAAGAGGATCTATTTCCCCGACAGTAAAGTTAGATTGATATTGAGTAATTCTGCTCATTAACGAACCTCAGTTAATAAATAATCAGCAATAACTGTTTTGGACTGACCGGCTCCATCTATGTTAATAGCTTGCCTAAAATAACCACCACGCATATTTTCTGTTGCTTGACCAAGAGCTATCTTTTGCCAATAGTCAGCTTTAGTTAATTGATCAGTAACTGGTTCTGCTAAATGCCATGCCATTTGATAAATTAATAGCTGGATAAAATAAGAAGGCATATTTTGTTCAGATATCAGCCTTTGATAATCAACGACTATTGTGGATTGATTTGTAAGTAATTGATCACCTTGGATTTCATATTCTGTTGTGTTAGGAGCCGAAGTTGATGTTGATGTATAAACAACTCTTGGAACACCTAAGAACATGTCTGAAGGTAATTGATACGCATAAGAATAAAAGTTAGTTGGAGCAGTCGTTAACCTGGCTAAAGTAGTTTTAGATAAAGTAAAAGACCAATGATACATACTTAGGGTCTGCGACTTAATGCGTGGATATAAAACTGAACAGATAGATGAAGGGGCTGTTCCATCTGAAAAGCTTGTGATTTGATTTGCTCCTAGAAGGAGGAGTGCCTGAGAACAAATCGAAACGTCTGTATCACCTTCAGCCATAATCCACGCACCTCGCCTAGAGTTATAGAGGGCAAATTAATTGCCCCCTAATTTTAGTTATTAGTCACCATCAGTCTGAGCAATGGTTGTTCCATTTGAAACGTCAACTACAGTTCCAGTATTGGAAACCACAGTATGTATTGCCGATGCCAATGTGCCAGCAGTACTAGTAACAGACATAATAATATCACCTACAGAAACATCAGTAGCTACATCATTGAAGTAGCCAAGACCATCAACAGTTCCAATTGCTTCAGTTGTAATGTAAGTGAATATTTGAGGGGCTGTTCCTTTTTTAGATTGACCACCTATTGGGTTCCACCCAGTTCTACTAAAAGCCATGATTAAGCCTCCCTACAAGTTATATCAACTAGACCAGCAGTATCAATTACTACTGCACCGGCTGAGTACATTGCTGAACATAAGAAAGACGTTTTCTCAGGGATGTAGTTTACTTCAACTTTTGGAGCTATACCTACAGCACACCCGACAGCATCTTTGTGAAATGCTAGGCATGTTCTGTCAGAAGAACCATCTTTTGGTAAACCACCTTCGTCACGATCTCCAATCATGTGTATATTAAAGCCAGCAAACTGCTGGATCTCACCACGAGCTAATGCCTGGAGTTGGATAAAGTCTGAGCTAACTGCTCTTTCATCACTCAACAATGAAGCTAAAGAACTTGCATGAATGATCATGTGTCGATCTTGAGGTGGAACTGATTTAGTATCAAGAGCCTTTTTAGCAGAAATAATTTTTCCTACGTTAAGGTCAGATGCTGAAGCAGAACCAGTTGTAACGACAGTATTAGCCACAGTAGTACCGGCAGAACCAGCAATAAGAGCATCAATTATTATTTGATCTTCTCGTCTGCCGATTGCGTTACCAACTAACTTAGCTAACTCTTGACGTTCATCAAAGTTTACTTTTGCTTGGTTAAAAATATCTGAATACTCAGATGCGATATAGTCAATCAACGTAGCAGTTGCTGTTGAGAATTGACCTGAAATTGGCACTACGTCAGTAGAAGGAGTTCTTACTGATGCTGTACCTTTAGCGAGGATTGGAAATTTAGCAGTACTTCCAGTAACACCTGATCTCATTCGAGAAACATTTCTCAAAGTAGCAGTTGCCTGGTAAGCCTGATGAACTTCCGCCTCAAATAAAGTAACAAATGCGTTACTTAGAGTGGTTGCCATTATAGCTCTCCCATCAAAAGGTTAAAATTAATTCGCCTTTGGTTACCGGAAATCCGACCTTTGACTACTAGTACGTCTAGCAACGTAGAGAATTATCCCTAGTCAGATCGGCTCATGGGAGTTATCGATCTATTTATTAGTATCAAAAAAACTATAGCTTGTAAATACTAGATTACACAACTAGGTGTTGTATTACTATTAGTGTGCCATTTTGTCACCCAGTAGGTGTCACCTTGTCACCCACCTAACCAGGTACATTTTCCTCAAACATTTTCTCAGTTTGTCTTCTAAATGCTGGGTCAGTTTGATATCTAGGATCTGCAACTCTAGCAAACAATTCTTCCTTGTCTAACTGATTTCCAGCTATAGCCACAACCGGTATATCTTTTTCACCTTGCATCTGTCTAAGCTTCTGCATTAATCTTTGACCACCAGCCGTGCCACCTAAGACCTCAAGCTCAGAATAATCTTGATCAGTAAATATACCTTTAGACACTAAGCTACGACCCCAATTTATATTGGATTGGATTATTTCGTTAGCATTTTCACCTAACAGCTTTCTCTCATTGTCTGTATCTAACTTAGCTTGTTGCTCAGATTGATATCCCGTTTCGACTAGTTCATTAGCTAATTTTAAAAAAGCATCTTGAGGAATACCATTATCTTTAGCCCAGGCAGAATATTTGACTAGAAGCGGATCTTCGGCATCTATTCCTTCTAAAGAAGTAATGTCATATTCTTCAGGAGCTTTAGGTCTACCTTCACTTAGTTTCTTTTCAACATTATTATAGCTGTTTACTAACTTTTCAATATCAGGACCTTCAGCAGTCCAAAACTTTTCAGGGAAATTTTCAGGTCTTTCATATTCAACATTTTCTAAATCTTCACCCTCAATTAAATTATCTTCAGAAGCCGTTACCATACCTTCATCTTTTATGTCTGCTTCGCTTTCTTCAATCTGTGTGTTAGCCATTAAACCTTCTGTTTGTTCAGCCATTATCACATCTCCTTATTCTGTTTAACATTTCTCTAATTATTGAATTTTGACCTTCTCTTAGATAACCATGAGAAGCATCGACACCTGGAGTCCAGGTTGGTTGGTCTATTGTACATGTCTTGAGGTATTCTAAAACTTTCTTGCCATCTTCAGTCTTAAAAGTTCTTGAAAAATTTTTATCTAGTTCTGAGGGTTCAGGTGGATTGTTTTGAACTTCTACCTCGCTTAATCCATCCCATCCATCAGTATTACTAGACCATTGCTGGTTCTGCTTGTTCTGCTTGTTCTGATTGTTCTCCATTTATTAGCCCTTGTTGTTGTGCCATTTCCATAGCTTGTTGTAATAGCTGTTCTCTTTCTTCCGGTGTCGTTCGTAACTCTGCCGGTACTCCCATTTGATCAGCTATATAATCCATTAATTTGTCTTGTTTAATAAAAGCTTGTCCTTGAGGACCCATCTGTGCAGTTATTTGCATAAAGTTAAGGGTTTCTTCCACCTTGGTCATATTCTGTGCCATAGCCAAAGGTGCTGTCGGAGCAATCTTAACTTGTAATCCATTAACCTTTAAAGGTAGCTCAATCATTCCAACGTCATTCATAACTTCTAAAGTTCTTTTAACTACTGGAATAAGGGTTTCATTAACAAGCCTTCCAAAACTAGCACCCATGTTAACACTAAGCTGTTTCATACGTTCCGATATTTCAAGAGCCGATCTAGCCGACATATTATCGTTTGGAAGTGCTTCATCCATAAGAATAGATTTAATAGAAGCGACCAAATCAGCCGTAACAAATTGTGAAAGCTGGGTATCACCAGGTCTCGGTAGGGGCTTCAACGATTCTCCCTGGGGACCCCCGTTTCTCGCAACCGGAATAATAGCACCAGGCACAATTCTTACTGTGTTCGGGTTTAAGACACCATCGTCAGATGCCGTGTAGACCCCCGCAATGCTCAAACTAGATGATTTTAATATTAACTCTTTAACTTTATTTAAACTGCGAATATCAGGTAATGCAGTTAATACTGGACCTCTTCCATATCTCTCAGAACTAAGTTTTAAAAACCTGGCGATGATCCAAGGAAATGATTTTAAATCTCTGTAAACAAGTTCATCTTGCCCAGCTTCATCAATAATTTGATAATGATAATTTCCAGTTAGCTTGTCATAATAGGTGCCTTCAATAAGATCCACCATTTCTGTTTCATCATTAGAATAACGAGATCTCATAGCTTGCGATATTTTTATATCCGGAAATTCTTGCTCTAATACATTAAATGGTCTTTTCATTTTACGATATACATTTTGCACTTTACCAAAAGGACCTTCTTCAAAACAAACAGAAAAAGTTGGAATACAAGTGTATCTAATTGGTTGAACTTCATCTCCTGGTTGAACCAACATAACAGCCGTTCCAACTGCAAGTTCTAATAAAAATTCACCCATAGACATATCAAATTGAGATTGTCGCATGACAGCAAACATTTTTTTACTGTAGTCATCTAATATTCTTTGGACTTCTACATTTCTTTCATCAGGTATTTCATCACCTGGCATCAGTCTGCACCAATCCCTTTGAGGAGGAAAGACACCAGATTGAAGCCGGTTAGCAAATTTTTGTGTGGATTGTATTGCGGTTGAATCAAAAACATCATTCATTTTATTTTGACCAGGAACATTAGCTGTTCCATAGCCATCATATAAATTTCTCATGGGTAGGGCATAGCGATAGGCATCTTCATAAATAGATCGCCATTGGTCTTTATGACTATTGGCACTATCGTATCGTTTTTTTAAATCATTTGGTTTTAATTTTGGCATCTTTTTTTGGTCTTCCCTTGGGCTTAGTAATAGGTTCAGCTTTAGGCTTTGTCTTTAAATTAGGGTTTAAATCATAAATAGTTTTACGCATATGACTTACTCTTTTTCATTTTTAATTTACCAGCCGAGTTAAGAGATTTACTTAACTTACCACCAGTTTCAGTTGCCATCTTTTTTGCTTGATCCATTCCCGCTTTGCTGTAAGGAAAGTGCTTTGTCTTCATCCCTTTGCTTGTCTTGTACGATACGTTTGGCATTTTCGTTGTCCTCTACTTTTCTAGGATTTCTAGGATGCGACCTCATGCTCTTGGGTTTCTTCCTGGTCCAAGTGTGGCTTGATCCATTTCATTACCCAAAGCTGGGTTCTCTCTTTCTTGAGTCATTAATAATCGACTTCCACCAGTTCTTCTCGATCTAGATTTAGAAGCAATCTTTCTTTTTTCAGAAGCTTCAGCCGTTTCAGCCCTAGATTCTCTTTGTTCTTGAGCATCTAACTCAGCTTGTGAAGGACCTGGAGGTGGTTTTGAACCACCGAATAAACCACCCATTAGAATAATCTCCCATAAACGTAGTAGTCGTTGATATCAGGACCATATCTCTGCAATAGTCCTTCCCGATTAAAGTACATCATTTCCATCCATCTGACAGCCTGAACATTATTAGAACGTACATAAGTTTGTATTCTATGAAGCTTTAATTTTGCAGATGCATAGGGAAAAAACCTTAAACATGCTTTATGAAACACCATTTTTCGGTCAGCTAATTCAGCCGAAGGCAACATCCAGGCTTCAGCTACACCTTTCCATAAAGGATAAAGCCCAAACATGACGAACACTTTGCCGTCACACATAGCGGAATAGCTTAAACCATCCACAGCATAGTCCTGAATATGTGGTCTTCCATAGCCATCCAGTATTTCTTGGTCAAAATCTCTAAAGGATGCCATGTGTATGTGATTAGGTTGAAAAGCAACTATCCGGTTTTTATGACCATCAAGTTTCATCACTTGCATCAGTTCTTCTGCCGTAAACATTTATATTTTTCCTTCCATTACTAGTCCTATTTCCGAGTATTCGGTCCTGATATCTCTTTACAATCTGCCTATCTTTTAGTTTTTTAGGCGAAAATATTAAATTCCTGGTTCGCAATAACCGGTTGAGCATTTCTAGTTGTTCCTCTCGTCATTCGTTTCATTTCTCCACCACCTAAAAGGCAGTAGCCTAAAGCATCACCAACGTGGGAATGTTCATTCTTATTAGGTTTATCCTTAAATCTTTCCTGACCAGCACCGATAGCCACCCTGGTATAATGATAACCACCACCTAAACTTTTTCTTAGACGTAAACATTTCTTGTTAACCAGGAAGCCGGGCTTGCCCTGGACCAATCTATTCATCGGCATCGCAACCGCTTCTCGTCTAACTCTAAAATCATTAGTTGCAGTAGGGCGAGCAAAAATACCATGCGTTTTTAAGAAATCAAAACTGGTAACCTCATAGTGTTGATCTCTAGCTCCACCAGCCGGGTCACCCCAAACCATAAATTCGTAACCAGGAAACCGGATAGCCATTTCACTTTTTAGTACATCAACAAATCTATCCAAGCCCATTGAGAATGTTACAATCTCATGGAGTACATGCCAGGCACCATTAGGCAATCTTTGAGCAAAGACAGCCGAAGGAGTTAATCCAAAGTCTAATCCTATTTGTACTGGTATATTTTCGGTTGGCATAAGTTCAGCCGACATAGTTACGTCATCATATTCTTCCCACACAGCTTTTCCTTCCTGAACGTAAGTGTATTTTCCTTCAGCATAACAACGCACCCAATCCAAATTCTTTCCACCAAGTAAAGCTTGGTAATACCCTTCAGGTAGGTTGTGAATATTCTCAGCTTTCTCATTTTCTTTAAACCAGCGACTACCAGCCGATATATAACCTTGAGCTTCAGGTATTTCAGCCGGAACATCTTCAGTAGGAATCTCAATAACTCCACCAGGCTGTCTAAAAAACTTCCAGGCAAACTTTCCTTTAGGTGTTTCTTTTTCAGCCAAACGATAATACCAATGATCTGAATCCATCGGGTTAGTATCCATCCAAATTCCTCTCCAGGTCGTGCCTCCATTTTTCATAGAAGGGTATCTTCCAACACGATGCGATAATCCTTGTATAACGGCACTTGGTAATTCTCGACACTCATTGACCCAGCTTCCAGTTAATTCCATAGATAATAATTTTCGAGTGTCCTTGGGTTGATCTAAAGCAAGAAATATAACCTCGCAATCAATACCGGAAGCATCACCTCTAGCCGGTAGTTTTAAATGATGCGTAATAGGTGGTGACCAATGTAAATTGCCCCAAATATGCTCCGGAAATAATTCCAGCCACGTTTTAATCGTAGTGGTTTTAAGCATAGGATAACTGTTTCTAACAACAGCAAACCTGGTGTATCTAATGCCATCAACTGGTGAAGGCTTTTGCTGAACGGCACGTTTAAATATCTCAGCACAACAAGCATAGCTCTTGCCGGACCCAACTGGACCCATAATACCTCGAACAAAGCTGTTATCGTTTAAAAACTTCCACACATTAGGCGAGGTGCTGAAGTCTAGATTCATCTCATTAGGCTTTTCCATTTTTAGGTCCTACCATGTTAATTTCAATTACACTTGGCTTCTCACTCTCAGGAGTTCTGTCTAAAATACCAGCCGACTTAGCCACCATTTGCAACACACGCACCTTGTCAATCATCTCAACTTCTAATTGCATCTTGCCACTATCACCAACCGGCACAGCCCGGATCTTCCGGATAGATTGCAACGCATGTTCAGGAATATCTCTAGGGTCCATAACTTTCACATTGCCTTCACTATCCCAATCCAAAATATCAGTTATCTTGGCAGTCGCTAAACCCATTAAGGCTTCAGCAATCTTCTCTCGGTTTTCAAATATAACGTCAGATCCTTTGAGCTTTTTCGATATCTCACGAACTTCACCCAAATTACCCATTTTAGGAACAACTCTTTTTTTAGAAGGGGATTTCATCATCTAGATCCTGATTAGTTTTGTCTTGTTCATTTAGCTTATCTTCTTTAGAACCCAATAAAACAATGTCACCATTGAATGGTCCTATAACAACCTCAGTACTGGTCTTTTCAGCACCATCAGAAGCCGTGTATTTACGATAAACAAGCTTTCCTTCAACATAAACTGAAGAGCCTTTCTTAACGTAATTCTCAACTAACTTAATTGTGTTTTGATTGCGAACAACAACCCTATGCCAATGCGTGACTTCCTTCTTTTCTAACGTAGACTTGTCAGTCCATTTCTCAGAAGTGGCTATAGAAAAATTAGCTATCTTGTCACCATTTTGAAATGCCTTTACTTCAGGATCTCTTCCAACATTACCCATAATAAAAACTTTATTTATACTTGCCATCTAACTTTTCCCTCCAATTAATTATTTGTTTCTTTCTTCTTCTCATAAGTGTAACGAACACCATCAAATGCCGAACCATGCTTAAATCGATAATGATTAGAACTGGTATCCATGATTTCACTAAGACCGGACATGCCAAAAGCAACCTCCGGTAATGCTCTAATAACCCTACCCACTTCCTCAGTAGGAGATCCAGGAGTGGTTTCTGCAACTGCAATAGGATTGTCTTCAAAAAACATCTCGTCTTCACATGGCTCAATATTTTGCTTTAATAAATCAATACGATCAACTTCCATTTGTGCTTTGGTACGTCTTATAGTTCTAACTTGTCTTGGTTTTCTCATATGCTCCTCCTAATGAAAAAATGGAAAATAATTTTGTGAACTCCCCTTATACCTCGCACGAGGGTACCACCCCCAAAGGTCGCTTTTTTTTGCCCAGGTTTTTTATTTTTCTATGCGTGTGAATCATCATTGTTTTCCTAGTTGTACACATTCTAGATCAACGTCTAGGTTTTGTATATTTATAATTTAAAGCTCCTGGTCAATGCTTTGGTTATGTCTTTAACATTACTAACTGGCTTGTCTTCAGTAAACACAGCCTTGAAGTAGCTCATAGTATATGGCGGTTGTATTCCTTCTTTACGTTTATGCTTTAGTATCTTCTCAACAGTATCGGTAAACTGATCTACTGTTATTCCCATCCTGGCAATGTCTTCAGCCATAGCTTCTTGCCTCATATCCCATCTCCAACTTCCTCTTGTTCCCATCACTTCATCTAGCATGTGTGCATATCTCTTTGTCATTTCTTTTCCATTTTCTATTATACTATTATTTATAGTTATATTATTAGAGTTATGTACAACATCATTGTGTTGTGAAATATGCACTACCGGTACAACATCAGGTGTTGTTTTTTCTACATTCCTATTTACATGTTTAACAACCTCACGTTGTGTATTACTACTATTAACAACATCACGTTGTGATTTAAACACAGATCCCATAGCACTATTAGGCTTTAAGTATCCTTTCTCAATAGGTGACAACAGCCCTGATCCTATCTTATTCCAGGCATCTATTGTTTGTTGTCCTGATAGATATGTAGTAACGGCATTAAAGACTGTATCGTATGGGAAGTATTCTCTTTCATCCTTTAAGTATCGTTGTGTAATGCTTTCCACTAACTTAGTTTGTGCTTCAGATAACTTAGCCTTTATCTTCTCTTCTTTAGCTTGGACTTTGGCTACTACCTTTATAGTATCTTGAGCCTTATTCTCTTCAACTCTTGGATCTGTGGTTGCTACAGCAATGTCATCGGCTGTTAGTTCAGGATCGTAAATAACTCTCCAGGTTGCACCTTTTCTTCCTCTAGCTCGTAAGGCATTCTCTTTAATTACCTTCTCGATGTAGCCCCATTTAACCAGGTTATTAAACTGCCTGGATACGGCTTGTTGCGACCTATTTAATCTTTTAGCGACTGAGTATTGGTTTGGATAAGCTGTGCCTGATACACCATTTACATATGAACATAAGACACACAGCACTTGAAGGGCTGATGGATGAGATAATATATACTTATCTGATAATGCTCTAGATGGTATTGTAGTGAAAGGTGAGGGAGCTTGCATATCTGATACCATCCTATCTTTAGGTAGTTCCAGGATCTGCTTCCTAGCTTCTATTATTTGCTCTACTTTATCTATCTTTTTCATCATGTTCATTGGCATCTTCTTCAGGTAAGGTTTTAACATTACAGACCGGACATATGTATTCATCTGTTACATCAGGTCTATTAACTATGGCTGAACATACTGGGCAATAAGTTTGGTTCATAACAACATCTCCATTTGATCCTGGTCATTAACCTGGTAAACCTTGTCTGAGATAAAACCAGGCAGTTCATTTGCTCGCAACGTATGGTATAGATTGATATCTTTTATCTTTAATTGCCCCATTATTTCTTCATACTTATCGTCTAGTGTCTTCTGTTGTTCGGCTGTCATTCCATTATCAAACTTCATTAATGATTGTTCCAGGATACAATGCTTCAACCATCTTCTTCTTTAACCGGTACATTGGAGTTTTGAATCCTTTAACGTCTTCTACAACGTAGTAGCTAATCTGACCTTGTGGACCTATTTCATCTACCAGGAGATATTCAAAGTCCGCTTTATAGGTGCAAACCTTCTTACCATTAATGACACAATCAAACTTTGGCTGTAACTTTAGGTCCTGGATTATCCCATCATCTAATCTTTGTTTTAGATATTTATATCTTTCAGATTCCTTTTTGCTGTCAAACATAATGCCATCGACCTGGGTTCTAATAGCTTTATACTTTGTCATTTTTGCTACCCACCATTTTATCTAATGCCTGGGCTATTTCATAATCTTTAACTAATAGCTTCTCACTAAATATGTTGTCATCAGATATTGAACCAGGCTGTCTACGTCTAAGAGCTTCTCTTAAAATACTCTCAACTAGCCCAGCCATAGACCATCTTTCCTTCTTAGCCTGATACTTTAACATATCGTAACATTCTCTTGTTAACCTTAAATAAAGTGGCACTACTTCCATTGTTATTTTCTCTCTGTACAAATTAATTATTTATTTTTACGTCTAGGTCTTGTATTCTATATATCGATGTGCTATCTGTAAATAGAACATATGTTGAATGTTTGTAGAACGTATGAATTTTATGAGGAGGTAAACTAATGAAAAAGACAGTAACAGTATCATTTGAAAATAAAGAATATTGTTTTCCTTATTATAGAGATTTAGATAGTAAGGAAGTTGATTTTTTAAATATTCCTAAAATTACTAAATTAATTAAAACAAAAAGTCGTAATGGCAATGCTTTTACTAGAAGGCAACCCGTTATGGATAAAACAGTAATTGAAAATATAATTCGATTAGGTACTGAAAAAGTTCATTTGTTGACTAGATATTTAAAGGATGAAATTTCACTAGAAGAATACAAGCAATATTTAGATGGAGCAAACTAATGAGAGCAATAGTTAAAAGTGCCATGAAAGTTGGGGAACTATCCAATCAGTTTATAGATATTGACAACATTACTTGGAAACAAGTTGATGAGTTTGTAACTGATGCTTACATGGTTAAGGAAGCTGAATATCATTTAGAGATAGCTATCGAATGGTTAGAAGAATTGACTTCTGATGATGAAGATCATGCTATGTGGCTTAAAGATTCCAAGCAACTCAAAAGATTTATCAAGACCTGGAAAGGCAAATGCCAGCCACATAAGAATGATGGTGTTGCATGGGAAGAACTAGAACTATTAATAAAGGGAGCAAACTAATGAAACTAGCCTTCATAATCATTCCACATGAAACTAAGCTGGGCAGTATGAAAAATCTGCTCAGTAAAACCATTGAGGCATTTTATATGCAATTTGGTGGATGTACACATTATCCGGTGACCGGCATATGGAAAGGTCATTTAGATGGTCTTCCATGTGAAAAGATCGAGGTGGCTTTAGAAGATAATGAGCAAAGCGAGTTCACAGATATCTGCACAGATGTAGCTATGAAATGTGGATCTCTATATGTCATGGTCCAATATCCTGGTGGTGACATACAATTTATAAAGGGAGCAAACTAATGGCAGTCAAAACGACAGCCGGGCAAGAACACACCGGCACATACTTTGCTTATGTCCGAGTATCAACAGATGACCAGGATGTAAGAAGACAAGAGATGGAGATCCTCAAATGGCTCAATGGTGGTAATCATTCAGTCGTTTGGTTTAAGGAAGAGGGTGTGTCAGGCACAATAGATCCGGAGCATAGACCAAAGCTTAGTCAATGCATTGAAACAGCCAAGGCTATGAATGGCACTATTATTGTAGCTGACTTGGACAGATTCAGTCGTACCATGTGGCATACTTTAAAATTCTTTGAAACTATTCTTAAAAAGAATGCTGTTAAACTTATCGTCTGCGATGATCCGACCTTGTCTGACAATAAAGAAAGATTTTATATGAAGGCATTATTCGCTGACTTTGAACGTGATAAGATTTCTAAAAGAACCAAATCAGGTCTTGCAAGAATAAAAGGGGAGCTAATAGAGAAGGGCAGTATTATCTCATCTAATGGCAATCGTATCACTAAGCTTGGTATTCATAATGAAATGGACAAGGCTAGAGCTTCAGCTTCGACAGCCGTCAAAACCATTGCTGATAACTTTGCGACTAAAATAGCTCCTACAGTTAATAAAAGATTAAAAGCTGGTGAAAGCTATAGAGAAATTGCCCAGGAACTAAATGAACTTGGTGTACCGACTGCAAGAGGCGGTAACTGGCACGCATCATCGGTCAGAAACATAGCAAAAAGATTGGGAAATAAATAATGAATGATATCAAAGTACATGAAAATTCAGTTAAAGAAATACATCAGCATTTAATACGAAAATATAACCAAGCTATTATTCAAGTTGAAATGACTTTATATCAAGGTCGAAAAACTCGTAATAAAACTAAAATACAAGCTTATATAAATTCAACTAGCTTGCGTTATGGTTTTTGCTTTTGGATGATGTCAAGTTACTATGCCAACCAACATTACACGATTGGTTATCTTGTAAAAGAAATGCACTCAACACGTCAGTCAATTTCGACTGTGATTTCAGAGTGTGAAGCTGAAGGCTGGATAGATGTTATTCGCACAAAAAATTCGGTCAAATGTACAGCATCACAGCCAATGATAGAGGTTTTTGAGGAGTTCATGCTTTTTAGACGAAACGAGGTTAAAAGTGTGATTGGTTATGCTTTTCAAAATCTTACCAACTTTGAGAAATTGATGTCAAAGGACTTTACACAAGAAGATGAATAGGTATCAAACTAGTATGCATTGTTAGATGTTTTTTTTTGTGTTTAGCTATAGAACATCTTACGAAGAAAGATAGATAGAGAGGAGAAGATTAATGAAACCTTATGTAAACAAATATAAAACGAATGACCCGGTAAAAGATCCAAACGATCTTAGAGGTCATAACCAACCACCAGGAGCCGGTGTTCCTGAATACGACAGTAAGATTGCTGATGATTATTTTGATAAAATGCCGGTTGGTGCAATTATGAAAAAACGTATTAAAGAAACGGGCAAGTTCACCGGCAAGGAACTTAAAGATGGGTTAGTGTTTCCAACCTTAACTGGTCCTCAAAAAGAAAAGCTTGCAAGAATGCTTCTCGATGGAAAGGATTATCTTCAGTATCGTGATTTAAGAGTGGCTTGCCGAATGACTATCCCAATCGTTGATATCACTATGATTGCTTCAGCTTCACGAATTTTTATGGAGCTTGGTCGCACCTTACGAGAAATCAAAAGGGATACAACCAAGTCAAAATTTGAACGGGTTATAAAAGCCCAAGAAGCGATAGTAAGTGCCAATGGTACAATTAAGTTTAAACATGGATTATATGAAATGTTAGGTGTACATTCCCTAAGATGACCTATTTTTTACAACCAACTATCAATGACTTAAAGATCGCAAAACTAGATATGGTATGCATTCTGCCTGACCCGTCTAGAGCTTGCACATTAAAAATAAATAATGGAGAAAATAAATATGAAGTTATATCAACACGTTAGGGAAGACCTTTTTTTAAATTATAGTGTTTGTCGCATAATATATACTAAGTCAGACCCAGCGACTCGGCTTTTTGCTATCACCCCTCTAGCTCTTATAATGCTAACTAAGCTATTTGGTTATGCTTTACTCACCTTTATGGCATTGGCTACAATCTACTACACACTACATATGGTATGCCTTATAGACGATGCTTGCTTTGCCCTTAACTATGGAGTGAAGCTATGAAGTGGTCTAATGATGCAGACGAATTAGGAGCTTCTAAAGTAGGGGCTATCGTAATGGGTGAAACACCTTTCCAAACTAACGAAGCCGTCAGGCAAATCGTTTTAAATGCTAAAGCTGGTGTTCAATCTATTGATGATGGTCTTTACCAGGATGCTAAAGATAGAGGTAACTATCTAGAACCAACCTTAACTGAATGGGCAAGTGACAAGTTAGATAATCTATGCCCGGATAATGTGGTTTGTAATTACACTCCGCCAATTGATGCCCATCGTATAAAAGAAATGAGGCTGTGTGCTTCTCTTGATGGTATATTAGAAGTGGTAGGCGGAGAACTTACTATTCCTAATCCTCAAGGTGATGACATAAGTGTATCAGGCTTTGGTGCATTAGAAATAAAAACTGATGGCTGGGATGATGGACCGCCAAGAGCCGACCAGGTGATTCAGTTACAAACTCAGATGTTATGTGCCGGTTTTAAATGGGGAGTTATTGCTAAACTTGGACCAAAATTAAAATTTACCCTTTTTCCATATAGGCTAAGTGAAAAGCTTGTAGGCATCATAATAGAAAAGGTTGCTGAATTTTGGGATAGGGTTGATAGGGATCTTCCTTACCCACCAATTGATAATGGCAAGCCGGACAGCATTTCATTAGATTCAATGGAAACTAGAGATGACGTTATACAAATTATAACCGATTACAATCAATGCAAAGCTGAAGAAAAAGCCTGGAAATTAAAAAAAGAACAATGCCAGGAAGCCTTGGAGCTAGTGCTTGATGAGGTTGATGCCGAGTATGCAACCATTGGTGAATATAAAATTTCTTTCCCAATCATTAAACGTAAAGCGACACCGGAAAAAATAGTGCCAGCTAAACCATCAACCGAACATAGACGATTTTCAATTGAGGAGAATAAATAATGAATAGTTTTAAAACTAATTTAATACCAACTAACATTGATCAGGCTATGAGGATCTCAGAAATGTTTTCTAAGTCTGACCTTGTGCCTGATAGTTATAAAAATAAACCAGCTAATATCTTTTTGGCTGTGTCGGCTGGAGCTTCCCTTGGGCTGGCACCTTTCCAGGCAATGCAGAACATAGCTGTTATAAATGGTAAGCCATCAATATGGGGCGATGCTTTACTGGCTATGGTTCGCAATGATAGAAGGTGTTTATCAGTTAAAGAAACAATTGATGGTGAAGGCAAAGCTAGAACAGCAACTTGCGTAGTATCCAGGTTAGCCCCTAATGGAGAAACAGAAGTTATTAGTTCCAGCTTTTCTATGGGTCAGGCACAAAGTGCTAATTTATTAAATAGACCACCTTGGAAATCCTATCCTGATCGAATGCTTCAAATGAGGGCTAGGGGCTTTGCTTTGCGTGATGCGTTTGCTGATGTTATCGGTGGATTAATTACTGGAGAAGAAGCTGAAGACTATCCGGTGCCTAAAGGTGCTGTACAAGAGCTAGAGAAGACCTCTAAGTTTGATAAGGATGCTCGAAGCATTGATGATATAGTTGGAGAGCTTACGGCTCCTGACGAGTCTGAAATCGAGCTTGCATGGATGATCAATACACCAGGCAAAGATCCAGTAAAATTAAATAATAAAAATGACTTTGTTTTAAAGTACATTGAAATCATGCAGATAGTGGACAGAAGTAAAATGTGGACCGCTGAAATTAAAAGGCAAAAATATTCTGAGCTTAAAACTAAAAACATGGAGATGTTAGAACAGCTTAGAAATAGTGACTTTGGTTTAATAGAAGAAATAGAAATGGAAGAGGGGAGATTGTTTGATGTCAAAGATGCCATTAACTCCTAAACAATTAAATGTTTTAAAATTTATAAAATCTTTTTATATAGAGCATGAGTATATGCCAACATACATGGAGATTTGTGAATCATTAAATATGAAATCAACTAGTTCAGCTTTCCATTATGTCAATAGCCTGGATAAGAAAGGGCATATTAAAAGATTTAAAGAAGGAAAGTATGGAGGCAATAGAGCTATAGAACTTATATAGCTTGCAACCTTGCAATTAATCTATCGGCTCTTGCTGTTACTTGTGTGTAGTAGCGAGAGTTTTTTAATTGGTAACCACATTCAATCCAATCACGATCTTTTACAGCTTTCCGAAACAAAACAAATTTAGATAAACGAGGTCTGCCCATATTAAACATAAGGTTTCCAATTATCAATTGCACTTCTTCCGGCAACTCATCAAAGTCTTCAAATAAAATTTTACATTCATCGATGGTACCATAAACATCCGCCTGGAAACATTGGTTTACTCTGTCAGGAGATACGGCTGTGCCAACCGGCAGATCGTATTCCTCATCCCATTCGGTGACAAGGTGACCTATCCCGTGCGTTGGCAGACCTAAATGATCTAAGTAAATTTCGTACTTACATCCTTCATCTTCTTTGAGATCTTCTCGAAGCTTATCAATGTTCATGTTTTTTTCTTCTTCTTTATAAAACCAGCTTTCATATTCGCATAGGCTTTACTGCTTATGGTTGAATTTTTTTTAGTGCGTGAAATGCCTTTCTTTTTTCGAGCTAAAATATTTGCGTAAAGTCCTGGTTTTGCCATTAGTTTCTCCTTCGGTTTTTCATTGAGTTAATATGTTTGTGCCAAAAATAATTAGCTAAAGACGTAAACAGATCGTACATTTTCATATAAAATTTTGTCATCGTTTTTGTTTCCTTCTTAGTTCGTAGACATGTTTGTAATAAAACCGGTTACCAATTCTATTAAAAAATTTTGATAGACTTAACCAAAACCAAATCATTTTTTTCCAATCATTTTCATAGCTTGACCAACACCCTTAATTCCAAACGAACTACTAACAGCTATAAATAAAAGGTACTGATACCAATCCGGGAGAGTGTTTAAAACTTCAAAACCTTTTCTTACATGTTCTGTCATGCTGGGTATGAAGACTAAAATGGCGGGAGCAAGCAGTACACCTAAAGCAAACTCGTCTTTATAAGATCCATCAGTAGCATCAGCCATCGATTTTTCCCAGGCAACTTCTCCGGAAGCAACCTTCTCAGCAACTACAGCTTTGGCTTTAGCTTGAGCAACTTTAGCTTGCCCATCAGCTTTAACTTTTTCTACTTTACTGTTCATCCAATTACTAGCTAGTGAAGCTATGGGTCCTATGATTGCAGATAACATATTAATTCTCCTTAATAGATTTGTACTTTCTTAGGATCGACTGTCGGTATTAATTTACACATACATTGGTAAACTTGTGGCTTGTCTTTTTTAATATAAGATTGATTGGTCAATGTGTTTTTGAAACTCATACAATCATTTACATTTTGAAAATAAATACCGCCTTCGCTAACTGCACCATTTAACGTGCAAATTAAAAGGAAAGCTGTCATATCAAACCTTTCTTCTTGGCTAATATAAAAAGGACAGTTGCTACTCCAGTAAATAATGCTGTAATGAGTATGCCTAATACAATTTTGAGAAACATATCTTGTATATACTGTCTGCGTTTCTGGGCTTTCACTCGTGCTTCTTTTCGGGATACTCGGCAATCAGCACAAAATTGTATATAGTCTGTGTAGAGGTTGGCTCTCCCAAAAAGTTGCATATACTCCCTCAATTTTTCTTGCTTAACTCGTATAGATTCAAGAGCCATAAATTCTTCTAAATCATTGTCGGTCTTGCCTAAGAAATTAGTCCAAAGACTATTCTTTTTTTTGTATAAATCTTGTTTAAGTTTGTCTTCAGCCCCTATAAAATTGGCAATCGCTGATCCACAACTACTTATTTCCTTACCATTTTCTAGTGTTTCTTTAATTATTTTAAAAGCAGAATTAGCTACTAAAAGTATCTCAAGCATGGACTACCTCACTAGCAAACCTATGAGTAACACAATAGCTGTGCCTGAAGTTCCTATCATAATATGTTCAATACGTTTGATGCGTAGTATAGTCTCTTTCCATCTCTCAGAACAAACTGCTTCATGAGTATCAATTTGTGCTTTTACTTCAGATGCTTTGACCATTAGCCTTTGATCTCCATGAGAGTTATGTTTGTATCTATTCTAGGGTGCTGAGCATTATCTGTGTCTCTACCAGTTCTTCCTAAATATGATGTTCCACTACTGTCATCTCCCATTGCACATAGTCTATATGAAATCTGAGAAGTTGTTTGAGGATCATGTATTGTGTTGTAACCTATATTAGTGCCTTGCCAATTTGCACTTGCTTGCCCATTCCAACCAATAGCTCTTTGTCTTGATCCTGCCGAATCTCCACCGCTAACTATTGTATCTGTATTAGCTACAGATGTTCCAGTAGCAAACCTTAAACCTACTGAACCAGTAACACTAGTACTGCTATAAGAAAAAGTTGCTTGTACTAATATTAAAATTTTACTAGATGTGCTTGTTGGAGTTATAGTAGCAGTCGGTCCACACATTACGTTTTGTGCTGTCCAATCTTCAGGAGCAGTTACCTTTGCTGTTTTAGTCTGCAACACACTACCTACTGGAAGCCTATCAATCACGCTTGCTGAATTTAGTTTGGTTAATGCCATTCTCTATGCTCCTATACTGACGGACAAAGTTTGATGAAATGTATTTTTGTACCATAAATGTCACTAGTACCACCTCTTACAATTACAGTATTATTTAAACTTAGTTTATGCCTAAACTTTACATTTGATACATTATTAACATTTAGAGTATATGGTAGTGTGATACCTACATTAGCATTTGTTGCATATCCATGATCTCGTATACCAGTAACATCATTATAAGTATTATTATCTGTTGTTACTTCCATTCTAACACCACTTGCTCCAGATGCTCCACCACTATGATAAAAGTTTAAAACTAACTCTATTCTCCAAATACCAGTAGAAGGAAATGTCCAAATACCAGTACCATTTGTTCCCGCTGAAGAAGCATGAGACATACCACCATTCTTATTTGCAGTATTATTAGTTGTTAATCGTGTGTATCCAGCAAACAGTAAGTCAGTATTATTATGTTGAGTAGTGTTATCGTCATTGTAATACCAAGTTTCTATTACACTATTAGTTTCAACATAGCTTGTTGCACCAGTACCACCATTAGCTATTGGAAGAACTCCACTTACTTTGCTAGTTAAATTTACTGCACCAGTTCCAATCTTGTTAGCAGTCACACTACCATCAGTCGGTGTAGACACAGTACCAACATTGCCAAACACTCGTACAAAATCAATCGTATCTGAACTAGATAACGTAGCTCCAACAGTAAGAACTGCACCATTTAAAGACATAGTCGATCCACCTTGGATCACACCATTAATTGATACTAATAGATTGTTAACTGTTTCTGGAAAGTAATCAGCACCATTTAGTTTTAATGTATAGTCATCTGTGGCACTAGCTGTAAGTGCATCTAACTCTTGGAATAACCCACTACTAGGTTCGCTTCCTATGTATGGCATGGCTTATTACTCCTTTGGATATTTATCTTTAATTGTTTTGATTGTTGCTTTCCAAGCAACTACACCATTGTGGTAGATGTCATCTAGTTGGTCTGCTATTGCAGGATATTCTATTGCTCTATCTCTTTGGTATTTCTTAGCTTCCCATTCTGCTTTTAGAGTAGCCATATGTTTAGTTCTTTTAGCTTCATCATCATAATCTGACTGACCAAACCTAGAAACTATTTCTTTCCAGACAGAACTGTGTTCGTTATCCCATCTTTTTAATTCTAAATAATTCATAATATTTTCCTATGCCAATCGGCAACCTCCCCAATGACTATGTCCTACATGATAATCTGAAGTGCTTGAAGAACAAACTGCTATAGTGTCTCCACTTGCTAAATTGATAATAAGTGACGAAGTTTGAGTGTGGTCTTGATTTCCTTGATCATAAGAAAAATATTCTCCATTATTATGTTGTGAAGCAACTTTTGCTGAGTTTTTAAGAAAAGAAAAAGCATTACTAGTATCAGCATTAGCCGTATATACAGAATAGTTAAACATATAAACACCATTTGCAGGTGCTGTAAATTTATAAGTTGATGTGTTGTAACAACTATCTGTGTCAAAACTGTCCTCAGTAGAATCATTATTAAAAGCTAAGATTCCATTATCTGATGCTGTAGCCCAACTAGTAGAATCATTTCTAGCCATAAATGCAGAACTTCCTGCCACACTAGTACCACTTACAGTTCCACTAAAAGCATATGTGTCTGCTAGGTTCATTGACTCAGCTTGAATTTTACTTAATGCCATTCTATGCTCCTATCCTGCATAAATTCTAATCTTTGTGATTTCTTGGTTTACATTTGCATATTGACCACCATAAGATGCAAAGTAAAAATAATACCCAGTACCATCTGCTATAGTAGAATCTATTGTAATTGTCTTTGTACCAGCAGTAGGATTATGTGATGATAACCCATCAGTATGACCACTACTTGTTCGATTATTCTGAGCCATTCCAAGAGTTGTTTCTGAAAGATAGAAGTTATTATTACTAGTTACAGACCTGTAAATAATTTCTATTTTTGTGTACCCAGCTGGTATAACAACTTTATTAGTGCTTCTTATGCCGTAACCAATACCATACCCAGTTTGAGCAGTACCATTAATTCTTGTTTTAATTCTATCAGCAGTTGCACCTGCCTCTCCACTTGAATTGTGATTATAGCTACTAACAGTCCAACCACCAGTTACAGAACTAATATCGCCACTTCCACCAAAATCATCACTATTAAATAGCACTATATCAGGGAGACCTATAGTTATAATTGTAGAATGTATATACTCACTACTATTTGGATTTTGAAAAACAAGTTTATAATTTGTTGCTACACTTGCAAACGTACTTGTTGTAGCTATAGTTACACTTTGATCGTTTGTATGTGAAAGATTAGTTCCAACATCACTATTATCAGAAACTTTACGAAGCTTAACAGTTGATGCTGAATCCATGTATTGACCTGACAAAGCAATAGTTTGCCCTGTAGCTGAACCAGTTAAAGTTGTAGGTGTAAAAGAATTAACAATAGCATTTTTGGTTAAACCAGCTTGAAGTTTTGCAGTTGTTACAGAACCATCTGCTAATTTACCTGTGCTTACACTTCCATCAGGAGGAACAGTTGTTTGAACTGCTCTTGCTAAATACAAAACATAAATATCATCTGATGTTCCGACACTACCAGTAAGACTAACTGCTGTACCATTTGTACTATATGCAGAGGTCGGTTCTTGTCTAACATTATTTATGTATAATGCTATGTCATTTGCATTAGCTACTGCATGAGTTAATGTAAGGCTTGTTCCAGAAGCACCAGTTAAATCTTGCTTGATAAGACTTGTGAATGATGTGTCTACTTGGTTTCCTATATATGCCATTTAAAAACCTTTATGTGCTAATTGAATCAACTCTTGATAACCAAACATCTAAGCTAGATGCTGTGTTAGATTGAAAAAACATTCTGTCGTTATTTTGCACCACCATCTTAGCTCCACCATCTAGTAACTGTAGTGCTGATCCACTAGGTATAGGTGCATCTTTTATTATGTAATGTACGTTTGTAACTGTGATTGAGTTACCCATTCCACTATGTTGAGTGCAATAATAATATAGGGTTGATGCTGTTGTTGATGAAGTTGTAATCACAACCTTTGCATTAGCTTGTGAAGGTGTACCAGTTGCAGTTACACCAGCAGTAATAATAGAACTATTAGCACCTTCAGCTTGCGTAGCAAATCGTAACACATGACCACTATTACTGCTATGGCTTACATCAAATGTATATGTAAAACCTTTGTATAACGTAAGTTGTGGTTTGGTCTGACCATCTATTAAGAAATTACCACCGACCACAGTAACAACAAATGTAAAATCAGCACCATAACTAAGAACACTTGATGTCATAAAACATGATGCTGTTATAGCATTAACACTTGTGTTTGCCATGTTAATCCCAATGATTGTATCATCTGAATTAAAATCAGAACCATCTGGTAAGTCTTGAGCAGTTGTTCCTACTCCAGTTAAAAAAAGTCTTTCAAAATCTTGAGCCATATCTTACTCCCTATAAAGCCACAGCCATTGCTGTAGCGAATCCCTTTGATGCTAAAGTTGATGTATCAGTTGCTTCTACTGTGTTCCATGCAGAGCCAGTATAAAATTTAAGTACATTAGAACTGCTATTAAAATACAAATCTCCAGCACTAACAGTTCCACCACTAGGATCACTTGAAGCTGAACCATGATAGATATTAGAAAATTCTGTTTTAGATAAAGCCGATTGAGTTGCCCAATACTTAGCTGAATAAGCTGATCCATCTACTGTACCAGCAGTATAAGTTGCCCAATCTTTTGCAGAGTGTTTACCAGTATTTGAACCTCTATCTAAAGCACCTATTGCATAACCTTTAGCTGAATAATCATCTGCACTATCTACATGAACTGTTGCATTAGGATTAGTTCCACCACCAATTGCCCATTCTCTAGCTGAACCAGTTACACCAGTTACACCAGTACCACCAACAGCTTGTGCTTTAGATGAAAAATCAGAAGTGCTTGGAACAACACCATCAACTTTAGTTGCATAGTTTTGAGCAATTGTAGCATTAGCACTAGACGAATTAATATTACTTATATTAGAAGCTACTGTAGAAACAGCACTAGAAATGCCAGCTACAGTTGCCACATTAGATGCAACCCCAGCTACAGTTGAAAGATTAGAGGCTGATATCCCAGCAACACTTGTGATGTTACTTGATATCCCAGCCAACGTAGCAATGTTAGCTGATTGACTTGCTAATGTGTTTCCATTGGTTATTGTAAATGTGGCTTCAGGATTACCAGTAGAAGCATTAAAACCTAATAACTTTCCTAACCTGGTAGCTTTTACCGGCAAGGTCATGTTAGCACCGGGTATGGTATCATGCTCGGCTAGTCTTAAAGATCTATCAATCTCTTCATTAGTCTGCTGATGAATAAACATATTCGTATCAAAGTCATCTTCTAGACTAGCTGATGTAAGCTGACCACCTGATGTATAAACTGATGTCCTGGCAAAAGGAATATCTGAAAGTAAAGTAACAGTCTGAGAGTTAGTAGGGTGGTTGCCTGAAGTAAAACCAACAGTACCGGCACCAGTACCTGAATTTAATGTGACAACATAATGAGTGCTTTCTTCTTTTTCGGTACTATCAACATAGACTTTTAATTGTGATGTAGCATTTATTTGAAACGCAAAAGCAAAGTTCCCGGTTGTTCCATTGCCGGTATGTTGAACTCTTCTAGTTTGTGCCGTTACATTATAAGTTGCCATTCTAGATTACCTCTCTAGGTTTTATACACTATTTATTTTCACTCGACAATATCTTTAATCTATCATCAGTACTTAACATAATATTCATTGCACTACTTCTTGCATCACCTAATATCACATTTAACATGTTATATTTTTCTTCGTCATCAACCTCTAATTTATAGGCTTCGCTACTAATTGTATTATTTAAAGATGGTAACAAAGCTCTTGTGGCATCGTATCCGCCATCACCTATAGTAAGGCTGTATTTTTGATTAACTCTATTGGAGTTGTTTAATATAGTAACGTATCTATTAAATTGTTTGTCAGATAGTTGGACCCCATTATATTTCTTTCTATGTGATTGAAAGACAAAACCTCGTTCAGACAGCCTGATTAATTCTTTGTCTAGGGATGTATAGCCTCCACTTTGAATTTTAATAGGGCTGAAATATTCGTAATTTTTACCATTGCCTTGAGTTTTAATGTTGCCCCAAAAGTCTAAAGCTGGTTCCAATTGATTGTTATATTTTGCATTGCCTGACTTAGCTCTATTAAGAGCTTCATAAAAACCCTTCATAACTTCAGGAAAGTAAAAGCTGTTAGCATCATCAATTTGTTCAGTTGTGAGCATTGTATTGTTAGCCATAGGATTACCAACTCTTTCCAAGGTCCTGGTAAATGAACTAGCACCTGGAAGTTCAAACTGTTCCGGAAGATAAGTGTTTATTTCATTAGTGACTGTCATTGCAATATCACCACCAATGCCCGATAAAGTTTTAGTCAACCTTTTAAAAAGATCGTCTTTATTACCATATGGATTTCCACCAGCTTTAAATATTTCTGATACACCTTGAAGAAATGGTAAATTCATTGCGTATTCAGCTATAGCTAAAGATCCGGCTTTAGCTAGATTTTCTATAACAGTTGAATCATCTTCATTCTTAGAATAATAGGAAAAATCACTTGCCATCGCTAATATACCCGACAAAGGATCTAAACGGCTAAAAGTAATATATTTATATTCGCCATTTTCTTGTTTAATTCCGATGGAATAAGGTGGAACATTTGAACCCCTCATATATCTCCTGGCTTTCCAATCAGTAGGTCCTGATCCATTTATAACTATGTTATCACCAAACGCACCATCAGCAAGCATAACCATACCAAAGAACAATCCATTGCCCATAACTAACTTAGACATAGCTCTATCAAATTCAAGACCTGATTGTTTGCTACCACCTTGATCAATGCCTTGTTTGTTGTTTGGCATATTCTGTTTTAAAGCTTTATAAATTGGTGAATAATTAAATGTCCTATCAAACACTTGCTGAATAATATTAGTTGGTGTTTTAGAAAAGGGAACAATAGTTTTCATACCTGGTAAGTTTGCAACATTAACCAATGTAGCCCATGCCCCTTGGGGATCATTTTGAAACGTCATAATTTTGGCTTCGGCTGTCATCTTTTCTACAATGTCTTCAGGTGGGTTTATTATAATATCTGTGTATTTTTTTTGTGCCATGATTTTAGCTTGGTCTTTGGGAACACCTCCCCTTAAAGCTGTTTCATAAGTTATCATTTGTGATCTGTAAGCTTCTCGATAAAGAACTTTACGTTTAGATATGACCTTAAAAAATTCATCTTCTGATGCAAGAAATCTTCCAGGCAACCTAGTTGTGACACCAATCATATTTACAAGCATAGCCCCAAAATCACCTTTAGCCCCCATTTCCATAATATGGGCAAGGTTATCAGTAGAGCCAATAGATTTAGGTCTTTTTAAATCTATTTTAGATACAAAGTCACCAGCAGATCCAGTTACACCAAATGATAAGGCAGACGATTTAAAAGCATCACCTAATGCCATCCTTGCTCCATAAGCTTCAGCCGACATCTCACCCATATAAGCACGATCACCAATTTTGCCTCGTCTTCCACCAAGGGTTCTAACTTCCCCAATTAATCCAGAAAGTCCACTTTCTAGAGTGCTTGAAACCTGAAACATAGAATTACCAGCCATGTTAACTACATGAGTAACTCCTGATGAAAGTAGGGCATTGATATATATTTCCATCGCTATATCATAACCTCTAGCCATAAACCCTCTTACTGTGTAATGAGCTTTGCCAGGATTTTGAAGATTTAAAAAAGCATGGGCATGATAATCAACCATTCCTTCATCCATGTTTTCTACAAAATCAGTAATACTATTTGTGTATTCAGAAAGATTAATATTATTTAATTTAGCTATGTTAGACACAACAGCTAAACCTCTTCCATATTCAGATACATTCCCGGAAACTTGTGCAGATAGATTTGTTTGTATTGTAGCTAAAATCTTTAATTCTCTAAAAGCTTGTAGCTTCTCGCCTTCATCAGAAGACTTAGTTATAGCCAATGCTTTTTTATTTAAATCTTGCCCAATTTTAAGCATGGCTATTAAACCACCAATTGTTTCTTCGGCTGGCATAATGTTACCAGGTTTTCTATTTAAAAATTTATAGACTATTTCAGAGAACCCAGTTTGTTCAGCCAGGGCAACCATTCCATCCATTGTCTGTTTTGGTCTTCTTAAAAAAGCAAAGAGTTCTTTGTTATTAGACTTTATATTTACAAGCATGGTTTCAAGATCAAACACCTCAGTACCATCATCACCAGGCTTGAATAGTAAGTTTATTCTTTTTAAATTTAAACCAGGACCTTTATATCCTTCTTCACTCAAAATTTTATTTAAAGCTTTTACACCTTCATCATCCATACCTTTTACAGCAAGATCTCCACCAGGAAGCACAGTAACATCATTATCAGGTCTAGTTTCTTTATGAATTTTTTGCTGTGCTAAATCCAGCTTGTTTAGTATCTCTGCACCTTTACCAAGTATGTTAACCATCGTTAGCTCCTAATTCTTTTAAAGCTTTATCTTGTATTAGTTGAGCTTCACCATATCCATTCGGTCCTTCAAAGATTGGCAAATCATCTATTTTAGATCCACCAAAATAATTTTTGTCATAAACAAATAATACTAGATCAGGCTCTCCATTATTATATTTAGCAAATGTTTCCTTGCTCCATCCTTCAGGTGCAAACTCATCACTCCATTTAACCCTTGATACCGGCTTCATTCCTACTGTCTGATATATTTTTGGAAGCATTGTATTAAATGCATCTAGCTTGTTTCCGCCTTGCTGGATTGCTAATTGTAATGTTGCATATATTGTTTTAGGTGGGGCATTTGGTGCTTGGAATACACCTACGATATCACCATCAGGTTTTATGGCAAAACCACCACCATGCTCAGTTCTAAATAATTTTGAATCTAAAAGATCTTCAGGTTTTTGAATTGTTACTTGTAGACCATAAGTATGCTTAGATACAGCATTAGCCATATCAGTACTGTAAGACTGAGATGATGTTTTGGCATCAACTTGTTTAACTATAGGTATGGTTAATCCAGCTTTGTTATACTTAGCTAGAACTTCAGGGTTAGGCTCAAATGTTAAGCTCCCAACTCCTCCATCATTTGTTTGGCTTCCTCCTCCGTAAGGTCCGGATGATCCGCCATCGCTTCCCGAATTATTGAGTTGCTGAAGTCTTCTGTCATTTCTAACTGTTCGCTGTCGGGAACTGATTTCTCTGTATCCGTCAGGTTTAATTGTTCCCGATTCAATCGCAACTTTGTCAGCATCGCTTGCGAGAATTCCAAATCCTTCTTGTCCACTTACTTTCTCCACTCCTTCAGAAAATGTTTCCGGTTTTGTTGGCACACCTAAATCGTTTTGTAAGGTCTGCTCTCGAAACCAAAGTATAGCTTGTGCATCTTGTTCTGACAAGTTTAAATCTTTTAATTGTGGATCATTAACAATATCTTTAACAAGCTGGTCCATTAGTAATCTTTCACTTTGATTTTTAGGTTGTCCAAGCTCAACCATTTTTTCAGTACCTTTATTCTTGTCAATCTTCTTAACCATGTGATCGCCAAAGGTACCTTCACTTCTTCTTATAGTTCTTACAAACCATTTATCTTTTGTAGTTGTGGGATAACCTTGAATATTAAGCATGAATTTACCAGCCTTATCTCCAAGTATAGTTGCACCTAAATGCTGACTATCACCAGTACCACTCATACCAGTTGGACCGGATTTAAAACCAGCTTCTAATCTAAGTTTAGTTAATTCTTTTTTAGTTATTGGTGACAGCATAAAATCAGCAAACCCATCTTCACCAAATTTATCCAATAAAAATTGAACCATTTTAAGACCATCGGGATAACCATACTGACCAAAACCAGCCATATTTATATTTTCGACTGATGTTCCTTTAGGAGGTGCTTCAGTACTAAATTTGCCCGTTCTTAAATATTTAAGATATTGTGCTGATCCTGATTTAGTATTTTGTGCAACTTTCGGTCCAGGTGACGTAGCACCAAGTATTGCTGAGTATATTACTCTTTGTGTTTCGCTGTTTCCTAGTTTGTCAAAACCTGGCATCTTAGACAACATATTAAACATTTTAAGAACATCTTCATCATACCAACCTTTACCGGAAACTTCTTTATTAAGTTGGTTTTTTATAGATGTTATATTTTCATTTTTAATTATTTCATAATCTTTTGGATTAGAAAGAGTTAATTTTCTGCCATGTTTTTTTAAAGCTAGTTGATCATAAAATTTATGAATATCTTCAACTAGTATTTTAGGCTTATTAATATCCTTAACATTGGGATTTCTATCTAGTGCTATTTTATTAATTTCTTTTTTATAGTCAGGAGCAAACTTAGCAATTTGCGTTGTAATGAAGTTATCAATTTCACCAGCACCCATGCTAGATATAGTTGTAGTTCCCTGATTATTCTCTAATGTTTCTTTTGCATTTATACCTATTTTTTGAAACTGAGATTTTACACCACTTTTTAAGCTTTTAAGCATAGGGCTGTTCTTTGCATACTTTAACAACAAACCTAAACCTTCAGCTATGCCTTCACCGACAACACCAGCTTCTGTAAACAATAGGGGAGCTTTCTGTAATTTCTGCAACAAGTAGGGAAGATCTTCATTAGCTTCTAGTGTTTCTAGTACAGCTTTACCAGCTTCAGTATCTCCTGATATCATGGTGATAGCTGT